ATATGAACGAACAGTTCAATATTGTTAATATTCGGTTTTTACACATTTGGCAAATACTAAATCAATTAAAAGGTCAATTAAGATACGTCATTAACACCGATGTGGCTGATGTTATCTTTCAAAGTGATCCATCCGATTGGTTAGAAAAAAACATTGGTGATAAGAAACTTGTTGTAGCTTGTGAATCACTCAAGTACAAAGATGAAGCTTGGGGTATTCATAATATGTACAAGTCCTTTGGTCCTGTGGCTGCTGACCATATGAAAGAAAGACCAATCTATAATGCAGGTACAACTGCTGGTGTTTGTGAGGATTACTTGGACTTCTGTTACAATGTGAGTCTGTTGTGTGATGGTGCACCAATGTTTGTTGAGGGTGGAGGTGGTCCTGACCAAGCTGCCGTTAATTTGTTGTTGTCACTTAAAACATATAATGACGTTACTATGTTCGTCAATCACGATACACCATGGGCTTGTCAATGTGGTACAACAGCAGACCCAAATAAAATTAATGGCTTCAGACCAAACTTACTAAGTAAAGAACCTGTATTTGAAGACGGATGTGTGTACAATACATTTGGCCAAAAATATGTAATGGTACATCAATACAATCGAGTACCTGAATGGAAGAAACAATTAGAGGAGAAATATAGTGTCACACCCAGCACAAAATAGTTATATTAAATATGTAAAAGATAAATTTCCTGATTCTTTCCATAAAAAACAGGTTTTGGAAATTGGCAGCCTTAACATCAATGGTACAGTTAGAGACTTCTTTAGTGAATGTCATTATGTTGGACTAGATGTTGCTGAAGGTAAAGATGTTGATGTTGTTTGTGAAGGCCAAAACTTTGATGCACCAAGTGAGAGTTTTGATGTGTCAATTTCATGTGAATGTTTTGAACACAATCCAGAATGGGTGGCCACTTTCCGTAATATGTACAGAATAACCAGAACAGGTGGTTTAGTTATTATGACATGTGCAACAACTGGTCGACCAGAACATGGAACAACTAAGACAACACCACAAGATTCACCTTTGACAGTTGGACTTGGTTGGAATTATTACATGAATCTTACAGAGAAAGACTTTAGGGATAACTTTGATATTGACTCGATGTTTAAAGAATATGAATTCTTAAAACAAAATACAGACCTTTACTTTTATGGTGTAAAATGAAATTATGTTTTGTAGTGCATAGATATGCTCCTTTTCCTGGTGGCTCGGAATATTATGTTCAACAGATGGCGGAAGAAGCTTTGTCTAGAGGACATCAAGTTACTGTATTGGCTGGTGAACACAAAGGTGACTTGAATGGTGTTCATGTAACATCCGAAGCCAAGGTTCTATTTGATACCGACCTGATTGTTGTTCATGGTGGCGATGTTGAAGTTCAAAATAGAATACTACTAAGTGCCAAACATCTACAAGACTTAGGTGTTCCTATGTTGTATATGTTGATTAAGCCATCCGAAAGTTATGTGTGTTTACAAGCTTTGAGAGATGTGAAATATATTGGATGTTCTGCACCTGAAGATTGGGTGCATGTCAGAAAATTTGGTGTTACTGACAAAGCACGTAAAGTAATTCATGGTATATCTCCAGTAGATTGTATTGGCGTTAGAGGTCGATTCAAAGACAAATACAATATACCAAAAGATAAAAGAATGTTCTTATCTTGTGGTGGTTACTGGCAAAACAAAAAGATGATTGAATTGGCCAATGCTTTTATGGCAGCCAATTTAGATAATGCTATATTGGTTACTACTGGTTATGACAATCGTTTTGGTATCATGCCAAAGAAAACTGATAATGTTATTCCTTTAATGGTTGAAGATCCAAAAGATGTTAAAGATGCCATTGCCGATGCTGATTGTTATATTATGAATTCTGATGCTGAAGGCTTTGGTCTTGTCATATTAGAATCAATGATTAATGAAACACCATGGATATCTCGTAATATTGCTGGTGCCAAATTGTTATCTAAGTTTGGTACAGTATATGAAACAGAAGATGAGTTGGTTGAGATATTGAAACATTGGCGTCCAAGTAATACAGATGCAGCTTTTGAATATGTAACAGCAAATCATTTAATTAAAAACACCGTTGATGACATTGAAAACGTATTAAAATGAAAATAAAAGTCTTTAGTCATGCTTTGGATATCAATGGTAATATTGGTATCACCTTAGAACAGACCAAACTATTGGAAGAAACTGGCCTTATAGATGCAGCTGAAATTAATATGATGTTGCATTATAATGAGCCTCTTTTTAGATGGTTACAAGTTCGATGGAGAGATAGAGACAATATAAACTACAAGACCTTTGGACCAGAGTTTCAACAATGGTATGAAGGTACCACAATATTACACATACAAAACCTAGTTCATTCTACGGATGAAGAATTCTATGTATGCTATATGCACCACAAAGGAATATCCAGTAACCACCATGAGTGGAGAAGATACATGCAATACTGGAATATTGAAAAGTGGCAAGAATGTGTGCAACATCTAGATGAAGGATATGATACCTGTGGTGCCTCATTTCTAACTGCTGAATCACCTTCTCTTACTTGTGGACCTTATCCAATCTATGCTGGTAACTTCTGGTGGGCTAAGGCTTCATACTTGAGAAAATGTAGAATACTAAAGACACCTGAAGAAAACAATTTTCAACCACAGTTCATCGGTCAACCACACCATCGATTCGACTATGAATGTTGGCATGGTAGTGGCAACCCTAAAGCATATGATATGCATCCTGGACCCGAAAGGCGTTGGTATTGGCCAGCCAATATGTACCGAAACTGACTATGTATCTAACCGAATATTTTAAAAATTCGGTCATACAAGTTTAAAAGTTGTATAAATAACCCTACGGACAACCAAAGTGTGTTGTAATTCTAGGATAAATCAATGAAATCTTTCACCTCGTTTCTAACGGAAGAGGCTGCTGAAGAAGGCGGCCAGCTTAAGCACATTCATCATGCTGAGGATAGACCGTTAATGCACGGTCACGCTGGTTTTGAACATGCTTATGGTGCTTTACAACAAGCACACGAACACATTAAACAAGGTCATAAGAGTAGTAACCTAACAATGAAATATGATGGTTCTCCATCAATTGTTTTTGGTCACCACCCACATACTGGTAAATTCTTTGTTGCTTCTAAATCTGCTTTCAATAAAAATCCAAAGATTAATTACTCAGAAAAAGACATTGACAAGAATCATGGCCATGCACCAGGTCTTGTTAAGACTCTGAAACATGCACTAAAACACCTACCAAAAGTAACACCCAAACATGGTGTTTATCAAGGTGATGTGATGCATCATGCGGAAACTAAGACGTTAAAAGAAGAACATTTGTTTGAAGCTGCAAAAAACAAAGTTTCTTTTACACCAAATACCATCACCTATACTGCACACGGTGATGAAGCTAAGAAAATTAAGAAGTCTAAGATTGGTGTAGTGGTTCACCAAAAGTATAGTGATGATATGAAACATGCTTCACCTCATGTTGACCACCATAACTTCAAAGAACATCCAGATGTCCATATTCATGGTGCTGAACATGACACAAGTAAGGTTCATCATAGTCCAGAAAATGAACATGAGTTTCATAAACACATGGCTGCAGCTAAAGAGATACACGACACACATGGTCACAAAATGTATGCTGCCGTTCACCACGCTCATAGTGGAGAAGCTGGTCATCTGTCAACCTACATTAATCATACAGTAAGACATGATGAAGTGCCTAGCGTTAAAGGTTTTCAGGCACATCTTTATAGTGAACATGAAAAGAAAGCCAGCAAAGTTAAATCTGACAAGTCTAAGGCTGAGAAACGTTTAGAAGGTGAACATCAGATTAAACATGTGGAGAAAAACAAAGCTGCATACGGTCATTTGTTCTCTATGCACCATCATTTACACCAAGCCAAGAATGCTTTGGTTAAATCTTTGGAAACACATGAAGGTCGTTATGAACACCACATTGAAGGTAAGAAATCTAAGCCAGAAGGTTTTGTAATTAATCATAAACCAGAACATGGCAGAGAAGAGCCAACAAAATTGGTAAATAGAGCAGAATTCGCAAAAGCTAATTTATTAAAGGTAAGAAAATGATATCAATTCAAACAAAAATGTGGTTGGATAGAGCAGGCCTTTTAAATGAATCAAAATCTATGGAAGATAAAATCCAAGAATTCTTGCATTATTTGGAACATGAAGCTCCAGAAGAAGAAGATGAGGAACATCCAGATAATATTCCTTGGGAAGATGATGAAAAGTCTGAACATGATAAAAAGATGTACGAACATGTAGTAAAGACAGAAACCACACCTAAAGAAAAACAATACACTTCTAACGATAAAGGTGTATTGCATGAATTGTTGGTTGGTCATCATTTATTGGGAAAACATATGAGTAAACATCCTGATAAAGAGGGTGATACTCCAAAACAAGCTCACGATAAAATCAAAGCAGCATTGCATAAAAAACACGGAAATCATGATGAATATAATCGTTTAAATACAAAAGCGAAAAGTGCTGCGGCCGACATAAAAAAACATATTGAAAAAAGTGGTCATAAAATACATGATGTACACTGGACATCAAAACCAGGAGATATAAAAAGGTCTACTGGTATACACGCATCACAAAAAGAAGATGCATCTGATATTGTTGTTCATGCTCATCATCCAAAAACACCAAAGAAAACAAAATATATTGGTGCCAGTTTAAAAGTAACTGATGGTACAAATAAACACATTACCGCATCAAATCCTGGTATGGAATCAACACATGGCGCTCATGATATTGTGAAAAAACATAGAGAAGAGCTTTTAAAAGCACATCCAAAATTAATTGGTGTAAAAAGTTCTGCCAAAAGAAAAGAAATCATGAAAAATGATCCAAAAATGAAAGAGGATGTTACTAAGAGAAATCATGAAGTTATAACAAAAATAGCTAAACACATATCTACAAAACTTACTAAAGCTCCAAAAGAAGATTTGGTTCATCATATTAGAACTCATGTTTTACAAGCAAATAAAACTCCACTACAACATAATGGCCACGAACACATAAGACATACAACGTATCAAACGGGAAAAAAAGAAGGTAATAAAACTGTACATGAAACGATAAATCCTAGTGAACATTGGAATCATATTTTAAACGACCATAAAAATATTACAGTACAACACTCTGGTGGAAACGTACATTTTTTACATAAAGGTAATAAATTTGCTACGCACAGAATGAGAGTTTCTTCAAGTAGCGATCCTTTACCATCTTTTAAAGGTGATGGAAAGGCTCACGGAGATTAAATGAAATCGTTTTTAGATTTAGTTCAGGAATCAAAAGAAGGTGAAAAACACCATGTGATGACCTTTGGTCGCATGAATCCGCCTACAACTGGACATTTGAAGTTGATTAATAAGGTGCATGAGATTGCCAAGAAGCATAATGCTGGTCATACGGTTGTCACATCACATTCACAAGATGCTAAGAAAAACCCATTGTCAGCAGCTCAAAAGATTAAACACTTAAAGAGATATTCTCCAGGTACTCACTTTGAGGCTTCTGATAAAGAACATCCAACATTTCTACACCATGCAGCCAAAATTCATAAGAAAGGTGTAACTCACCTTCATATGGTGGTTGGTTCTGACCGTGTCAAAGAAATGAAAGAGAAATTACACAGATATAATGGTACACATGAAGGTGCCTTGTATAATTTCAAACATATTCATGTACATTCAGCTGGTGAAAGAGATCCAGATGCTGAAGGTGATACTGGTATGTCCGGTACTAAGATGAGAGAACATGCCAAGAATAAAGATATTAAATCTTTTAGACAAGGCGTTCCACATCATGTTTCAGATGAACATGCGAAAGAATTGATGCACGATACTCGTAAGGGTATGGGTTTACATGAAGATATCTATCGTGGTACATTTAAGGCTATCTTTGTAACAGGTGGACCTGGTTCCGGTAAAGATGTGGTAATTCGTGAAGCAATTGCTGAAGCCAGAGCCGTTGAATTAAACTCCGTACAGGCATTTGAATATCTAGCAGACAAACAAAAATTGTCTGAAAGAACATCTGATTTCCGTAGAGAAGCCATCAGAACAAGGTCACCATTGATTATTAATGGACCTGCTGATGATGCTAACGGTATCAATTACATTAAAGAAGAATTGGAAGATATGGGTTACGAAACCATGATGGTTTTTGTTAACACAACTGATGAAGTAAGTAGAGAAAGAAACGAGAAACTCAAAAGGACAATTAGTGAATCTGTACGCCATGATAAATGGATTCAGTCACAAAACCTTAAAGAATCATACTCTCAGAACTTTACCACTTTTATGAACTTTGATAATGATGGTTCCTATGAACAGATAGAGGAAGACATTACTGACATATATCAAAGCATAAATCGCTTTTTTGACAAGTCTCTATATAATGATATCGCTTTTTCATGGTTAGAAAATCGTGGAAAGTTAAATACTGGTGTTAACTCTAATCTTTTTAAGGAAGAAAAAAATGTTTCAAAAAATTCTAAATCTATTCAAACTAAAACCGCTGCCAAGTACAATCCAGCATACAGAGCTGCCGGACCAAGTGACCTCCCCATCGACAACGATAAGTCCGGTGGTGGAGCCCCTGACGATGTTAAATTCAACGCCGTCAAGCGAACAGGCACCTACACCTTCAGAACCTACTCCGAGTCCCGTGACTCAGGCTCCCTCGATTCAGGTAACGACAATAGAAGTTACGGCACAGCCCCAACCCTCCAAGCGGGGAAGAAAGCCAAAGAACCAAACTTCCAACAAGACAACGACAAAACGAAAAGGTTAAAAAGAGGTGATACTTCTTTAAAAGCCACTCGTATTGGTAGACCTGACGGCGTTGGGTCTACAATCAATACAAGAGGTTATGATGGTCTAACTGGTGGTGCTGGTTTAGGTGATGCTACTTATAGAGAAGAAACAAAACCAAAGTTAATCAAAAAAGATAGACTAGGTCCAGAATATTCTACAAGTAACAGACCAACTGGTGATACCGCAGGTCCAAGACCAAGTAATAACTTTGTTGGTGAAAAGCGTAAATTTAAAAGCACTATCATCAAAGAATTCAATGGATTCCAAAATGATGTAGAGTCTGGTGTTGGTGGTACGTTAGGTGGTTCTGATAACATCGAAAAGATGGACTCTTATAAAGACCAAATGCGTAACATTGGTACTGAAATCAAAATTAAGAAGAAGAAAAAATTAAAAGAAAGTCATGTAAGAGAACTTGAAAAAGGTTTACAACAATTGAACAATCACGATTATGACACAATTCATAATCTAATGATGAAGATATCCAAAGAGTATGGTGTAACAGGTAAACAATTACATAATGATTTTAAATCTGAACATGGTAAAACACCTGACAACTGGATCAAAGATAAAAAATGAAAACATTCAAGTCCTTTCTAAATGAAAAAGGTCGATGCTGGCCAGGTCATAGACCAGTACCAGGTAAAAAACCATACTCACCTGGAAGTTGTGTCAAAGAAGATGAAGAAGTAATTGACGAAGATTTGCGTAAATGGTTTAAGCAAGATTGGGTTCGTATGGACACCAAAGGTAATGTTAAAGGCCATTGTGCAAGAGATCCTGGTGAAGGTAAACCAAAGTGTCTACCTAGAGCAAAAGCAAATGCATTGGGTAAAGATGGTAGAGCGGCCGCAGCCAGAAGAAAACGCCGTGAGGATCCAAATCCAGACCGCCGTGGAGCTCCAATTAATGTGAAGACTGAAAGTGCAGCGGCTGCAATTGCAGCAGCTACAGCAATAGCAAAGAAGAAATCGGGTAATTACGATTCTAAAGGAATGAGAAAGACGCCTTATAAGAATCCGGATCATCCTCTAAGAAAGAGTAATGCACAAAGAAGGAAGGAACAGGAATGATAGGCTTCAAATTATTTTTAGAACAAATGGAAACATTGGAAGAAAAGAATGTTCCTACAAGTCCAGAAAAATGGGCTCGTGCTAAAGCAGCTGCCAAATCTAAGTTTGCTGTCTATCCTTCTGCTTATGCTAACGGATGGGCATCTAAAAAATACAAAGCAATGGGTGGTGGTTGGAGAAGTACCAAAGAAGAAGTTGAATTGGATGAAGCCACAAAAATAATTACTGATGGGGGAGTGATGAATGTACATCATAATGGCCATCATATTGGTAACATTATGAAATCTCCTTCCGATAAAAAAACACCATATAAAGCATATTCTAAACATTGGGATATGAAAAAGTTATCTAAATCTAAAAAAGACGCTGCTGATTGGTTGGTACAGACACATAATACAGCTATGAAAGAAGAAGTTGAAATGGAAGCTTACCATGATCCTTGGAAAGACAAATATTTTGGTCCAGGAGAAGTTGTCAAACAAAAATATAGAGTTAAGACAGATGACAAAACATATAATGTTAGAGCTGATACTGAAAAACACGCACACGAATTAATAACTAAACATGCTCCTGACTCAACAATTATTTCTATTCAACATAAAGGTTCCGCAAGATGGTCGGAACAAGTTGAATCAGTTGAATTAGACGAAACTGCAGCTTGGCAAAGAAAAGCTGGTAAAGATCCTAAAGGTGGCTTAAATAGAAAAGGTATTGCTTCATATCGTAGAGAACATCCAGGTTCTAAACTAAGTATGGCAGTAACAACAAAGCCATCTAAGTTGAAGAAAGGTAGCAAGGCTGCAAAGCGTAGAAAATCATTTTGTGCTAGAATGTCTGGCATGAAAAGAAGACTGACTTCAGCTAAGACTGCAAGAGATCCAAATTCAAGAATTAATAAATCACTACGCAAGTGGAATTGCTAAAAACTAGGAGTATAATAAGATGTTCACTAAAACACAAGTCAGCCAATCAATCATCGACTCAGTTGCCAAAATCCTTAAAGAGGATGATTGTGTAACGCCTATGCAATCCAAAAAGATTGCTGATAAAGAAGTTGAGAAACACGAAAAGCACATGCACAAAGGTAAAAAACCAACCTTTGAAGAAAAGAAAATGGAAGAAGACAAGTTGAAAGAGACTGGTTTTCATATGGCTGCTCATGCTGCTAAGAAAGCAGGCCAGCCACATTTCACATTCCAAGGTAAAAAATATCCAACTACAGCAAAATCTACAGCTGAAGCCATGGAAGAAGGTTGGGACGATATGATGAAGGCAGTTAGAGACAAAGCAGGTCCTCAGCCTTCTGGTGGTTCTGGTGTTAAACAAGGTCATCGTTATGGTGGTTCTAAACAAAAAGAGAAACCAGAGCATGATGAGCCTAAAGATGACAAAATGAAAAAAGAAGAAACCGAAATGGACTTCAAAGAAAAATTACTTGAGAAAAACTGGATTGCTGGTGCTATCAAGAAACCTGGTGCTGAAACTGCTGCCGCTAAGAAAGCTGGTATGAGTGTTCAAGCATATGCTCAGAAACATGCTCATGATGCAGGTAAAGCTGGTAAACGTGCTCGTCTAGCAATCACTTTGGGTAAAATGCACAAAGAAGAAAGAGACCATGAGTATTCAGACCCACATATGGCCATCAATCAATTAAGAACAATTATGACCAACACAGAAGAATTGTTGGATATGTTGGGTGATACTACTGATTTGCCAGAATGGGTAGAATCTAAAATCACTTTGGCTGAAGACTACATTATGACTGTTGCTAACTACATGCGTTCAGAATTGAAAGAAGAAGTAGTTGAAGAAGGTATGATGGACACAGTTAAAAAAGTTGGCGGTAAAGTATTGAAAACATTGGGACATGGTTCTGATGCTGATATGCGTAAAGACCTACAACGTAAAATGGGTATGCCACAAACTGGTGAGAAACCAAAGAAAGAAGCAGTTGACCGTGGTCAAGCAACAACAGATACTTTAGCTGGTCGTGTTAAGGGTGGCAAAGACAATGAACACAGCAGCATCAAGGTTAAATTGAAATCCGAAGCTGTTGAAAAACATGATGACAAACCACCATTTGATGGTCCTTATACAAAAGCCAAAGGCACGATAAAAGATAAATCTGGTGCCTTGCATACACCAATGAGTCGTGCTAGAGATTTGGCTAAGACTGCAATGAAAAAAGTTAAAAAAGAAATGATGATTGGTAAAGCAGGCGGAACCTCAGAATGAGTAAATCAGATACATTAAAATCGATTGTGAAAAAACCGGCAGACAAGTCTACCTACGGCACAAACCCTAGGGACCCTTGGTCTGCTAGGGAAAATATTGATGAAGACAAGGCTCTAGACCAGTATCTTAGTACTAGAGGCATCAATCCTAAGTTTGCACCTAAAGATGTCAAGATTGCTCACTCCAAATCAAATCAATTTTTGAATTGGAGAAGGTCACATGTGCGTGAAGATTTGACTACAGGTAGAGAAACAACCGATGTGAGGTCTAAAGTTGCACAATCACCAACTTTAAAAAGAAAAAACGAACTACAAAAGTCTGTTAAACATTATATTGTAAAAAGTCCAACTGGTAGTATGCACAAAGAAGACTTTACAGATGAAGAAGTTGATATGTTAATCAACGAAGTATTGAGTAAAGATGCTACTGCTGGGGATTGGATACATGACTTTATTCATTCAGACAATCCTAAATTTAAAGGTAAGTCTAGAAAAGAACGTCAAAGAATGGCTCTTGGTGCTTACTATGCCAAACAGAATGAAGAAGTTGAATCTTTGGACGAGTTATCTGTAAACACTTTGGCTAGTTATAAAAAGAAAGCTGGTCAAGATGTTAATGCAAGAGCTCTAAAAGGTGCTATGCAGAAAGATGATCCTTTAGGACACCCATCAACACCAGACAGTCGTGAAAAAAATCTCAAAAAAAGGTCTTCTAGGATTGGTTTTATTGTTAAAGCTGGAGAAAAACTAAAATCAAAAGGCTATCAAGAACCAAAACCAGCACCAGATACAGCTGATAGGGGTTATGGTAAAGGTCGTTATATGGGCGATTCTGTGGAACTAGAAGGTAATACATTAGATGAAGTTAGCTCAGAATTACTTGGTCGTTACAAAGAAAAGGCCAAGAAGTCTGCTGATGACTTGACTGCTGCTGGTAAACACAAACAAGCCACAGACCGTCATATTAATGTAATGAAGGCTACTGGTAAACAGATGGGTAAAACAATTGCTAACATCAAAAGAGCTTTAAATAAAGAAGACTTGATGAAGTCAGCAAGAATCATCAAAGATATCTACAAGAAAAAAGGTATCAAAGAAGAAATGTACGACCATGAGAAAGATGACAAAGGAAGTTCATCGGTCTATGGTAAAGCTCCTAAAATGGGTAAATCCAAAGAAGAAGCTGAGAGTACTAATAAGGCAGCTTCCGTATTAAAGGGTGGAACGACATTAACGGGTAAAAGTAGAGATACTGTTGAAATTGATCCGATGATGAGAACCCGTCCAACTAATGGTGCTTCACCTGAAGATGCCAGAAGTAAAAAGAGTATCGGATAAATAAAAAATAAAATAAGATTTTCTTAAGGAGAAAAAAACATGTCATCATGGGGTAACCACGATAATGCAGCCAACGCACCATATTGGGCAATTAATTCTACGCTAGTAAGTGTGGATAAACAGCCCGTTGGCACAAGACCTACAGCAGCCAACGTGGCCTCTCTGTATGGCAACACAACACCTGATGTTTATACAACAGGCGAAACACTCGGTTTATTCTTGGTTGATACAATCGAAGAATTTGCTGGCGCTGACCAAGTTACTGATGTGTCCATCATTCAAGGTGGAACTCAGTACATGGAAGCACCTGCTGTAACATTCTCTGGAGGTGGCGGTTCTAGTGCAGCTGCAACAGCATCTATTTCTGGTGGTGTAGTTACAAACATTCAAGTAACAAATAATGGTTCTTCTTATGAAACAGTTCCTACTGTTACAATACAAGCTCCATTTGTAACTTTGAATCTTGCTAGTTCATCCGTTGTTTCTACTTCTACATACAAATTCACATATACCGCTCACAGATGGAATACTGGTGATGAAGTAATGTATGCTCCAAATGGTAGTGGTCGTCTACGTGGTGATGTTGTTACTGCTAACGGTCAAAGTTCAGCTGTTGTTAACACATCTACTAACATCATTACATCAGTTGCTCATCCATTCCAAACAGGTGATGAAGTTTATTACGAAAAATCAGGATCAAATCCAATTGGTGGTTTGACAACTGGTACTTCTTATTTTGCTCAAAGACTTAGCGCTGACACTTTTGCATTGTATGACACATATGCTCACGTAATTCGTCAAAATACTATTCCTGATGGTCTCGGTATTATCGACCTAACAGGACTAGGTAACGGAAATGCTGATACATTTAAGTATATTTTCAATACGAATCAATTATACTATGTAATTAAAACTGGTGCAAATGATTTCCAACTGGCTCGTACATATGCGTTTGCAACAGCTGGTTCACCAACACCAATTCATATATCAGCACTCTTTATGCCTAACAATGGTTCAACCTTTACATTAACATCAGGGAATGCTACTGCTGATGCTGATAAAGGTCTTGGTGCTCAAGACGGTGCTAATACAGGTTTCACACATGCTGCTCACGTAGGTTGGAACATAAAGAAAACAGGTGAAGGTGGTCGTGCAGGTCGTGTACAATGGGAAACTCTAGTTGCTCTAGCAAATCCTATTGGTGACAACTCATCCGATAACATCACATTACCTGGAGCTTAATACAAGGGGCTTCGGCCCCTTTTTTACACCATGTTTGATAATTTGAATGAAGATAATTTTATGATATATGCCATGAAGTGCTATACGTCACCTCATTGTATTATGTCCGAATTTGAAAGTGACATTAAGAGAACCAAGTATCTTAAAAGACTTTTTAGAAGGTATAAGATAACAAAGTCTCTTAAAGAACGTTTGATACTGAACCACATTATTTTATTGAACAATGTTTTTGGTAAAGATGCGTGTGCCAGAATATTGTTCTATAAAATAGACGAAAGAGATTATGACATATTGAAGACATTTTTAATGTACCTCAATATTATGCCTGATGGCGTTTATGGTATTAATGGTAAGAATATCCCAGTAGCTGATATTCCAATAGATACAAATGTCGCAGAGATATTAAGCAATATATGAAAACATTCAAACAGTTTAATGAAGATGGCGGCGCCGGCGGTGGTGCTGGTGGTGGTGCCATGGGTGGTTCTGCTGGTCCAACAAATACTGTAGGTGGCGGTGCAATTGCCGGCACTGGTGGTAAGGGTGGTGAACCTGGTGTTTACCTTAATAAAAAAAGAAAAAATGATCCAAGATTACCAATGGGTATGGGTCGTAGAAAAGCACCAAAGATTTAAAATGATATTATGGTTAATCAACCAGATTCCATTAATAGTAATACACATCATTGTGGCAGTTGGTGTTGTATCACTAGTCTCATCTAATTTCCTTCCAAAACTTTACTCTGTACCAATAACAATAGTTGGTATTGCTATTATTGCTATCGGCATATTCTTAGAGGGATTATGCATTGGTAGTAAAGATATAGTTGATGAATTAAACAGAGCCAAAGAAAAAGTGGCACAAATGGAACAACAAGGTAAACAAGAAACTGCCAAAGTTGACACAAAAGTTGTTACTAGAACCAAAGTTATACACGAACGTGGCCAAGTTATAAAACAATATATTGATAGAGAAATCACCAAGTATGATAGTCAATGTGTCATACCACAAGAATTTGTAAAAGCACACAATGATGCAGCTGAGGTACCACCAAAATGAAATACTTGTTATTATCACTCTTACTGGTTGGTTGCACAACACCTGTTACGGTCATACCCACATTCCCTGAAGCGCCACAATCAATCATCACACCTTGTCCAACTTTACAAAAAGTTCCTGATGATGTCAAGTTAAGTGGTGTCGCTAGTACGGTCACGGCCAATTACACTACCTATTATGAATGTTCTACTAAAGTTGATGGCTGGATAGAATGGTATACTGTGCAAAAGAAAATATTTGATGGAGCAAAACAATGAAAAAGATTTTATGTTTGATGTTGGTTACTTTATTGGTTTCATGTTCGTCTGTGAAAGAAATCATCTTTGCTTCACCTTATGATCCACATGAATATACACTAATCACAAAAATTAGAACCGAAACAACATTTATGAGTTGTTCTAAGGACGAAGTAACAACCTTGTATAGAGATGCTCTAGAACTAAAGAATACAAGCCAATATATACCACACAATGAGAAAATTGCTGAGGTAACAGTTGACTTCTTAACTATGGTTGATGAACTATACAAGAAAGATAAACCAGGTGACGTATATTGTAAAGCCAAACTGAGTGTTATATCATACAACGCAGAAAAATTACAAAAAGCCATTGGAGGTAAATCAAGATGAGCGCATTATACGAAGCAGCTAATTTGGCACAACAATACCAAAACGCATACCAGACTGGTCAGTTGTCTCCACAGGAATACAAAGAGTTGATTAACGACTTGCAAATATCCGACCGAATCAATGCTAATTTGGAAGAATTTCAACAAAACCAAGAATATCATAGTATTTTGATGGGTGCCATACAATTGGCCTCCGTTATTTAAAACATAAATATAATACAATCTTTTTTTTAACCATAAGGAAAAATCATGGCAACATCTGCAAATACACTAGCTGAAATGGCATTGTCACTTAAAGCACAATACACAGCTAACACAATTACACTTGACCAATATAAGACTCAAGTAAACACAACAATCGCTTCTCAAGTTGCTGGTAATCCAGACTTCAAGATTTATGCTAACGATGCAGCTATTGCCAACGTTTACATGGTTATCTCTGATGCTAAAACAGCAACAGATGCATTGCCAGCTCGTAGAGGTCATTAATTTTTAGGATATTGTCATGGAATTGACCAAAGAACAGTTATCGCAACTGATTCCTAAAAACCCCTATCTTGACCACTGGTTTAATGCTTTATCGCAATTATTACCAGATTATGAGATTAATACACCAAAGCGCATGGCTGCGTTTTTGGCTCAATGCGCTCACGAATCTGGTAATTTTGTTGCAACTAAAGAAAATCTAAACTATCGTCCAGAATCTTTAGTTAAGTTGTTTGGTAAATATTTCGATTTACCAACAGCACAGAAGTATTGTGCCTTACCTAATAAACAAGAAGCAATCGCCAACAGAATCTATGCTAATCGTATGGGTAATGGTGATGAAGCTTCTGGTGATGGTTACAGATATTGTGGTCGTGGTCTAATTCAAGTGACCGGTAAATCAAACTATACAGATTTTGCTGATAGTTTACAAATCACTCCACAAGAAGCAGCTGAATACATGCACACTTTTGAAGGTGCTGCTCAATCAGCATGTTGGTTTTGGGAAACTAGAAAATTGAATGATTATGCTGACCGTGGTGATATCAAAGGCATGACTAAGATTATCAATGGTGGTTATATTGGTTTAGAAGACCGTATATCACACTTTGAACATGCATTACATGTTTTTGGAGAATAACGATGCATGACCATAAGCTGTTTTTTGGGGCAGCACTATTATTGTTGTTGCCTCTTTCGTTGGCGTTTTTTGGTCACGACCAATTCCGCTATCCTTGTCAAGACCCAGCCAACTGGGATACCCCTGAATGTAAACTACCTATCTGCGATGTTACAAGAACTTGCCCCGAACAAATCTTCAAAGGCCAAAGAGATCCAAGATTGGGTCCTCCAACAGCGGACCAAAATCAATCCATGGCTACAAATGTTAAACCTACATCTGCGCCAAACTTTCAAGCGCCAGGAGCGAATTGTGGAAAATAATGTACCTTTCATGTATACAGAAGACCAGCTTATGGCTCGTCTTAAATTCTTCATTGGTATTTGTTTGGCATTGACTTTAACAGGTATCGTGTTTGTTGTATTGTATTCTATTATCTTTATCACTCAACCATTGAATGCTATTAGTCCTATCGACCAAAAGTTCTTTGAGATGATTATTCCTATCGCTACATTCCTAACAGGTACACTATCAGGTATCATGTTAGCTGGTGGTGACAAGGATTTACAAGCAAAGGCATTAGATGCAGCAAACAGACCAACAACAGTCTCACCAGCACCAACTACCCCATCAACGCCTAACGTATCATCAGGCTTCGCTTCAGTTCCTAGCACGCCGCCAACAGGATTCGGAACTCCATCCGGTTTTGGTTCTACACCAACAACAGGATTTGGTTCAACACCAACACCTGCACCAACAGACAACTCATTTGGTTCAGTCACAACTGGATTTGGTGGCAAATTAGCACCACCTCCTGCACCACAACCTCTAATTTAAGGACACAAAATGAAATCATTACTTCTTGCCGTTATTGTCTCTATCGCTTCCTTAAATGCTTTTGCTGAAGCAGAAGTTAAGAAAGTATGTCACGATAAAGTAGATGCCAAAGGTAATCCAGTTAAGAAAGCCGATGGTACAGTAGTTCAAGCTTGTAAAGATGTAAAAATCCACAAGAAGCTTGAAGGCACAGATATTCCAGAAAAGAAAAAATAAATGGCAGACGGCGTAGATATACAGGTGGACGTTGGTGTGCTTAAACAACAAGTTAGCACACTCACAACACTTTGTAATAAAATGGATTCAGTTATCGATAAACTCATCACAAAACAAGATGAGATGGCTGACCATATCTACGATGACATGGAAAAGAAAAGACAAGAAACAATGTCCGATATTAAAGAGTTACATTCTAGGATAACCACGGTTGATAGAAACCTTTCGGATAAATTGGAACTTACCGAACGCCGTATTATGGATGAAATCAAGTCTTTAAAGAGAGACATTGCGGAGCATAACGCTAAAGAAGATTCGGATCTCCAAAAAATAATGCAATGGAAATGGATGGCTGCCGGTGGTATAGTTGTGCTTGCATGGTTGCTATCTCACATAAAATTTGATACAATAACAAGACTTCTGAATTAAATATTATTAAACCTTTGTTATGTCCGTTTTCATTGATAGAAAATTTCTCCTTCAAATCTCTCCTAAGTTACCAAAATTTGTCCAGAAAAAGGATGACCTTTATAACTTTAGGTGCCCGTTGTGTGGTGACTCCAGCACAAACAAAACCAAAGCCCGTGGATATATCTTTCGTAAGAGTAATAATTATTTTTACAAGTGTCATAATTGCCATGTGTGTATATCATTTTATAATTTCCTAGATAAGGTTGATCCTGAACTTCTTAAAGAATACCAACTGGAAAGGTATAAAGAAAATGACACATCACGCCACATCAAGGCACCCGCTCTTGAAGAATTCAAAGCTCCTAGGCCCGTATTCAAGAAAGCGTTTCCAATCCCTAGCATTGACTCGTTACCAGAAGACCATTACGCTAAGGCATATGTCAACTCTCGTAAAATTCCAGGAGACTTTCACAAAACGTTGTATTTTGCGGAAGACTTTAAACGTTTTGTTGATGAGATGCAAATACAAAAAGATGGGCTTCAAGAGAATGACCCAAGGTTAGTAATACCATTCTATGACAAAGATAAAAACCTAATTGCCTTTCAAGGCAGAGCACTAGGTACTTCCAAACTAAGATACATCACCGTCAAGGTAGAAGACGATAACAACAAAGTCTTTGGCATCGACAGGATCGATGAGGAGAAGAAGATATATGTTGTAGAAGGTCCTATTGACTCTTTGTTTATAGAGAATTGTGTGGCTACTGCTGACGCTAATCTGCCTTCAATTACCAGATTGTATGACAAGTCAAAGGTAGTCCTTATTTTTGATAATGAACCAAGGAATAAAGATATTGTAAAGAAGATGGAAGAATCCATTGAAGAACATTACCAAATTGTAATCTGGCCAGAAATGATGGAAGAATATAAAGATATTAACGAAATGATTTTAAACGGCTTTACAACCGAAGAAATTCAAGATATAATAGATAATAACACATTCGTTAACCTCAGAGCAAAAATGGAATTTATAAGATGGAAAAAAGTATGATTGCAGAATTAATAAGTTACTCACAAGGACCAATGACAAATATAATGGGTGTGGATGTACCTGATACCACGGATTTGTTGGATCAGATTGCCTATTGTGCCAGAGTGTCCAACCCAGCAAACCAAACTATTAAGGTTACAAGTGAAAAATTGGTACGATATCTTATGGCCAATAATCACTGGTCTCCGTTTGAGATGGTGAGTGCCTGTATTGAAATCAACACAACTAGAGACATTGCTAGACAAATTCTTAGGCATCGTTCCTTCTCGTTCCAAGAGTTTTCTCAAAGGTATGCCGATGCATCACAACTCGGTTTTGAACGCAAGGAAGCAAGGTACCAAGACACCAAAAACCGTCAGAACAGTACTGAACTAGACTTGAATGTGGATGATGATAGGAGACTTGCCTATCAATGGGAATTGATGCAAAACAACCTGTTGGAAAGAGTGAAAGAATCTTACACTTGGGCTTTGGAACATGGTATAGCTAAAGAACAAGCCAGAGCAATTCTACCGGAAGGAATGACAAAATCGAGAATGTATATGAACGGAACCTTGAGGTCTTGGATACACTATATACAACTCCGAAGCGGAAACGGAACTCAAAAAGAACATAGAGAAGTGGCAGTTGCCTGTGCTAAAGCTTTAGAACCTGTGTTCCCTATGATTACGGAATTTATTACAAAATAATAACTATAAGGCAAAAATATGACAGAGAACTATCTTGGTATCACCATAGATTATGAGAGAGATAAACTTTTTGATGAACTAGGAATAAAACGATTGCAAGAATCGTACATGAAAGAAGATGAAACATCCCCACAACACAGATTTGCTTTCGTATCAAAAGCTTTTGGTTCAAATCCTGAACATTCCCAAAGGCTGTATGATTATTCTTCTCGTCATTGGCTTAGCTATTCTACACCTATTCTTAGCTTTGGCCGCAGCAAGCGTGGTCTACCCATATCGTGCTTTCTCAACTATATTGAAGATACAGCGGAGGGTTTAGTTGATAACCTATCAGAAACTAATTGGCTTTCTATGTTGGGTGGTGGAGTGGGTATTGGTTTTGGTATTCGTTCCGCTGATGATAAGTCTACTGGCATTATGCCTCATCTTAAAATTTATGATGCTTCTTCTTTGGCTTACCGTCAAGGTCGTACTCGCCGTGGTTCTTATGCCGCTTATCTTGATATTAGCCATCCCGATATTATTCCTTTCCTTGAGATGCGAAAGCCAACAGGAGAC